GACACCAACAGCGGCGCCGGCCTGCCGTTCGACCTCACCGACGCCGCCGCGGAGACCGGCGCCGAGAACCGCAGCTACTCCGCCGCCGACCTCACCTCGTTCCTGAAACGGCTCGCCGACGAAACCGACGACAACCTGGGACCCGAGTTCATCATCCGGCCCTACTTCCTGCTTCAGGGCGGACAGCCGTCCGTCGCATGGAAAGGCGCGATCGGAACTCCGTTGCTGGGCAACCAGAACCTCGACGCCAGCTGGGAACTCAACGCCGCGTTCGGACCCATCGACATCGACTACAACATGGCCGTCCCGATCCCACACAGGGTCTGGGCGAAAGGCGCCGGCGACGGCCCGGTGACGGCGATGGGGTACGCGGAGAACTCGGCGGCACTGCAGACCGCGAAAATCCCGTACGCCGACTACGTCGACACGAGTCACAGCGACATCAGCGACAAGACGAAGCTGGACAGCTACGCGGCGGCGACGCTCGCCGAGCGGTCAGTGGCGACGGAGACGTGGAAGGCCACCGTCCGGGTCGACGGCAAGAACGACCGCGGCAAGCAGACCTCCCCCGAGCTCGGCTCCTGGACCGAAGGAGACCAGCCGCTGTTCCGCGTCACGAAACACGACGTGATCCCGGACGGCTCCTACCGACGCCGGATCACTGGCTACAGCAAAGGCGACGAGCCCGGCACCGTCGCCTTGAAGATCAAGCCGACCCCGCTGGCGTAGGGAGACGGCTGGTGGTCCAAGACTTCCGCGACGGCGACTCGACCGAGCAGATGCTGAGGATCCTCAACGACCGGCTCAGCCGGCTGGTCGGCAAGAAACCGGTCGCGCCACCGAGTTACTGGGGCACAGCGTCAGCGCCGTTCAACGGCGCCGGTCCGACCACCACGCTCGCGGTCAGCACCAACTACACCGTCTCCTCCGTCGCGATCCCCGACCCGGGCTACCCGTACCGCATCGAGGTTTCCGGCGGTCTGCTGCTGCAGGGCCTGTCGACCGCGTCGGCGGCCGGCGCTTCTCACTCGGTGTCCGTCCGGGTCGACAGCACCACCCCGCTCGGGCCGGCCGACGACCCGACAGCGACACCGTCCTCGATCGGTGCCGAGTTCATCGGGCAGATGGGCGGAGCCGCGGGCGCCTTCGCCAACGCCCGGATCCACCGCCGCGGCGCCACGGTCTGGACCGGCGCCCACACCGTCAACTTCATGGTCAAGATGGGCACCGCCGGCACCGCCGCCGTCACGATCCCGCTGGCGAGCCGCTCCGACTTCTTCTTCGAAGTCCGGGTCATCCCCGCCACCACCTGACCCGGCGAGTACGGACGGAGGCTGGTGTTGCGGACATGGATGCGAGGACAGTTCACGCCGATCACAATCTCCCGCGGGCGCCGCATCGCGTCGGTCGGGCTCGCACTCGGCCACTTCGTCATGGCGATCGCCTACCAGGTCCCATCACTGTCGATCTCGCCGTCCGGCACGCTGCCGCCCGGCGCGGTGTCGATCGTCAACTACATCGACAGCGCAGGCCCGTGGTGGGTCGGCGGCTACGGCCTGACCGGCTTGGCGGTCCTCGCAGCGGTCAGGTTTCAGCGGGGGCTGCACTGGGCCCACGCGCTCGGCGCCGCGGTCGCGGGCGCGTTCGCCACGGCGAGCCTGGTAGGCGCGTTTTCCTCGGACCCGAACCGGCCGATCATCGTCGGCACCGCGTTCGCGATGGTCCTCGTCGCACACCTGGGGCTGTTCAGCTCCTACGGCGACCTCGTGGAGCAGCAATGATCGAGGGGCTTGGCACCGTCCTCACCGGCCTGAGCGCGGTGATCATCGCGCTCGGCACCGTGCTGAGCCAGTTGTCCAAGAAGGACCGCACCAACCGCAAGGCCGACGCCCGCTTGCTCGACCGGTACCGACGCCGGGATCTCGTCGCCCTCCGCCACATCGCTCGTCTCGAGCTGCTGCTCAACGACAACGCCAGGCAGGCGCCTGACCGACCTGGCGAACTCGGCACTGACTGGCTATTCGACGACGGCGACGACAAAACGAGGCAGGTGACGACGTGACGGAGCAGAAGCCGCGCCGCGACCGCGGACGCCTGGGGCTGGGACTGCTCATCGTCGGCGGGATCCTGGCGATCGTCACCGCCGCGATCATGACCAACACGGCCACCATGGCCACCGATCAGGCCACCACCGAGCGCAGCGGCAAGGAAGACGCACAGCGGCAGACCACCGACGTCGCCGAACGCGCCATCGCCGTGTGCACCGGCGCAACCGCCACCGAACTCGCGAAGCTCAATGCCGTCGGCCTGTGCCGCGCCGCGTCGGACGCGAAGGCTGCGGTCCCGACCGCGGCGCCGGTGCCGTTCGCGGTCGTCCGGCAGGCCGTCGACGCCTACTTCGCGGCGAACCCGGTCAAGGACGGGCCGCCGCCGGCCGACGACGTGGTGCTGCGGTTCGTGCGGCAGGTGTACGACGCGAACAAGCCGGCTGACGGCCAGACGCCCACAGACGCCGAGCTGCTGACCCTGGTGCAGCAGGTGTACGCCGCGAACCCGCCCACGGCCGGACAGGACGGGCGGAACGCGTTCTGCTACGACAACCCGTCCGACGCGACGTGCCAGCCGAAGCAAGGCGCCCAGGGCATCTCAGTGGTCGACATCGACCTGGATGGCTCCGACGGCACCTGCCAGCTCGTCGTGACGCTGCTCAACCCCGCCGACGGTACGACCACGCAGACCCGCAAGCCGGTCGACCTGCCGTGCGGTCAGGCCCCGCCGACGAGCGACACCCCCGCGCCGAGCACGTCCACGACCGACGAGCCGCCGCTACCGCTGCCCACGCCTTGAAGGAGCAACCATGGTCACCTCCCAGAACGGCTACACCGCGAACGACCAGAGCAAGGTGTCCAGCCGGCTCGTGCCCGGCACCACGCGGCGGCTGACCGTGCGGAACGGACCGGCCGGAGACCTGCTGCTTTGGGTCGCCGCGCAGTTCGACGTGCTGGTCGAGGACATCGAGCAGGGAATCCTCGACGACTGGGGGTACGCCGAACGCCCGGTTCGCGGTGGCACGGACCTGTCCAACCATGCGTCCGGCACCGCGGTCGACCTGAACGCCACCGCGCACCCGCTGGCCACGACACCGTCGGCGAACTTCTCCGCCGCCGAGATCGCCCGCATCCACGCGATCGTCGCGCGCACCGAAGGCTGCGTGCGCTGGGGCGGCGACTACGTCGGCAGAAAAGACGGCATGCATTTCGAGATCGGCGACGGCGTCACCGAAGCCCGGTGCGCCGCCGTGCTGGCCAAACTCACCGCCGCGGGCGGCGCAGCAACCGCAGGAGAGGACGAGGACATGACCCCCGACCAGAGCCGCAAGCTCGACGAGGTCGTCGAGCAGCTGACCGGCAGCCGCGACGCCGACAAGTACCCCGGCTTCCAGTCGTTCAAGTACCCGAACGACCCGAAGGCACGCGCCACCGTCACCGACTTCATCCGCCACATCGACGAGAACCTGATCAACCTCGCGGCCGCCGTGACCGCGCTCGGCAAGGAAGTCGCCGCGCTGAAGGCGGCCAAGGGCGCCGGCGGCGCCTGATCGGCCAGCACTCCCGCCCGATCGGCGAACCGACGATCGGGCAGAAGTTCGCGGCGCTCGCCGCACCCCTCACCACCTCAACGAAGGGCACCCTCATGAGCACTCGCTTCCCCCTGGCCGCGGCCGCGAAGTCCGCCGCGACCCTCTGGACCGCCGTCGGCGGCATCGTCACCGGCCTCGGCAGCGTCGGCATCATCACCGCCGACCAGAACACCGCCCTGCAGGGCGTCCTCGTCGCCGTCACCGCGGTCGTCGGCGGCGTGACCTCGGCGCTCGCCGCGTTCGGCGTCCGACGCCAGGCCGAGCCCCTCGTCACGCCGGTCGCCGACCCGCGCAACGACGCCGGCAATGCCCTCGTCCCCGCATCCGGAAGCTCTGCGCTGTGACTACGCGGCTTCCCGACGCGTCCCAGCAGGCCGCCTGCGACGCCGTCGTCGACCGCTGCGACGTCGGCGGAGCTGGCTCCCTGAAGATCTACAGCGGCAGCCAGCCCGCAGACGCAGACACCACGCCAGCCGGGACGCTGCTCGTCACCATCCCTCTCGCCGCCACTGCGTTCGGTTCGGCGAACTCCTCCGGCCAGGCCGCGCTCGCCACCACCCCCCGCACCGGCGCCGCCGCCGTAGCGGGAACCGCCGGGTGTTTCGAGGTCGTCTCCGGCGGCGGCGCCAAGGTCTTCCAGGGCACCGTCACCGCCACCGGCGGAGGCGGTGACCTCACCCTCGACAACACGTCGATCGCAGTTGGACAGACCGTCAACATCAACAGCCTGACCTACA